GTTTCCCAGTCACGATCGAATAGCAGTCTTTGAACGTGTTTCCGTAGACGTTCACATCGTACATGGCGTCGCCAGTGGATCCGCTGTTGTAAACGAAAAGCCCGTTGAGCGACGACCCTTGGATGTAATTCTTGATGATATTGACGCCTGTCGCAGACTGCCCGCTTACCTGAATGAGCTCGGTGGTGGACGCAAGGCCGGTCCCGATGTTGGCGTTATCCGGGTCTCCTTCAAGTCGGCAGTATTGCACCGTGACGTTTTTGATATCTTCGGTTAGCCATATTCCGTAGGTGTGCCCTGTCACCCGGTAAAGATTGACTCTTTCAACAAGGTAGTCCGTCGGATTGACAAGCTGAACGCCATTGCCGACGCCGTTCGAGCCTGACTTAATTCTGTACTCATAATCGATGGAGAAGTCTGAGACTTTCCCGCCGTGAATACTATCTCCAAGAACAATGGCGCCGCCGCCGATGCTTGGGCCATATGTCCACGTCAGGTCAAAGTCTGCTGACGGCTTCAGGATAGTATTTCGCGTTCCCGCGCCGAGCATACTCGCCCCTGCCCAATCAAGAATAATCCTGTTTTTGATATGAACTGTATCGCGGAAGGCCGGGAAATAAATTGTGCCATAACCCCGTGCCCTGGCAAATGCGCAAGCCTCGGCGATCTTGCTTGAGTTGTGCGTGGCGCTGCTGTCGTGGTGGACGCCGTATGCCGACACATCGACGATCTCTTTTCCTACCGGCACCGATGTACTTGAAACAAGCGTGTGAAGCGCTACGCTGTCCTGGGCGGGAATACTAACCGAAACGCCACCCCTGACATCAAAGCCCGGCACGTCCGCTTCAATCTTGGCTGTTGCGCCCTGCAGGATGTTAAAAAAGACATATCCCGCACCCTTGGTTCGCTTTGTCACCTTGCGCTGAGAAATCAGAAAGCCATCTTTCGAAACTTCTCTGAGCTCAAACTTTATGCCGTTTTTTGTGGTCGAGTCTGGATTGAATACAGTCGCATAGACCCTGCACGTCTGAGCGAACACGTCGCCGCAGAAGGCGAGCAAAAACAACGCTATAAGCGCGAACATTTTATTAAAAGCTTTCAAGATATGATCTCCTCGAATGTCGCTGCCCAATCATATAGATTGGTTGAGTTTTGCTTTAGGTTGTGCGATTTAACGCGCAGAGCATCCCATCGATTACGCCCGTAACCTATGGCCTTTCCCAGGTTGTAAATGTGACCGACTTCGGTAGCTGAAAGCGGGTTTCTCCAGACGCAAATATCGTCTATCTTTCCGTCCATGCCGTTAGTCGCGTCGCCTATTTGAATCGCAGTGACAGGCTGTACGACTTCCGTCGCCTGTGATCCTGTAGACCTTTCCGTGCCGTTATGGTAAAGCGCTGTCGATCCGGCTTCATAGTCCCAGGTAAAGGCGAAATGATTCCAGGCCTGGGAGTTGATAAAGCTACCGTTTGTGGCGATGTGGAAGATTTGCGTAGACCCGGCCAGCTTCGCAGAGACTTCAAAGTTGTTTCCGCTGTTCTTCACGATCTGCACCGCATAATCCGAAGACGTGCCAAGCCTGATAATGGAGTGCTGGCGACCGTTGTTGTAGACCCATTGCGGATAGAGCCAAAAGGCGACCGAGCCACGCATAGGATTAACGACACCGCTTCCCACGGTTAGGGTGTGGACGTCTCCTGCGGTTCGCGTTCCTACAGCTCCAGATCCAGGCATATAAGAAGATGCGACCGACCGCCCGTCTTCGATCTGCACACCCCACACAAGCACGTTTTGACCCGCCGTGGCGCCCTGTATCTCGACCTGCCAGTTACCGGTAGGTAAGTTAGTGTTCGCGACCTGTATTCGCTGCCAGTCTCCAGTTGTCAGGGTTGCGGCTTGGTCTGACTCAGGGCCGCCGCTGCTGCCGGTCAGCCTGAGCGTGATCGCTTCGGTGTTGTATCGAGCCTTGGCGTAAATAGAAGCCACACCCCGCCCCGTGGCCGCGACGCCTGTATTGTACGCTGCATGCCAATTCGTTCCGCTCGACGTGATCATGTCGGCGGTGTTGCCATTTGCAGGATCTTCAATGAAAGCAACGTCAGCAGTGGCCGAGCAAGTGACCTTAGTCCACGCTGCATGGCTTACTTCGGACGATCTCTGGCAAAGGTTTGTGCCTGCTCTCTCTGATAAAAGCGCTGCGCCAAACTTGCCACTTTCAAAGCGTGGCGTGTTCGCGGCCGCCGCTTCAATAAAGCCGGTGGACGGGTTCTGATAGTAGGCGTCGGCGCCTGCTCGCGTTGTCGTGATCGCTCCACGATCGTTCGTCAGCAGCTCTTCGCCGTTCATGCCAATGTAAAAGGCGAGGCCCATGTCGTAAACAAAAGAGAAGGACGCCCCGGCCTTGCAGTAGTTGTACCATCTTTCTACCGCTTGAGCCGTCGCAGGGTCGATTCTGCCGCGAGCCACTTCTATATTGAAACGCTCGTACCAATTCAATATTTCAACCTTGCCAGTTGAAAGCCCGAGCTCTGTATTGTTGTTCATTGGCACGGGATTGTAAACCTGAAACATCCTAGGAAAGTCCAGGTTGACCCCGTTGTATGTCAATCTTGGCGGGCTGTGTATCATAAGAAAGCCACTTCGCTTGAAACCGGCTGGACTTCGATGTTTTCCACGTAGAATTCAAGACCGACAAGCTCGACGGTCGGCTGGTTTCCAGAAGACGAAGACCTGTACGAGTAGTCCATGCCGATATAGTTTACATTTGTGACGGGTTCGTAAGCGTAAATGCAAAGCCTGTATTCGATCGCCGCTGAATTCGACGGGTTGTAAGGTAGTCCAAACAAAGGAGATCCGCCATCAAAAACCTGCTCGGTGCCGCTGGTGAGAGCATCCACGAACTTAAATTCGACGCGAACGTGCTCAAGGCTATCAGTCGCCGTGTTTGGTGGCGTGATTCTCACCTTGGCAAACATAAGGTTGCCGTCGTGCTGCGTGGTCGAATTGTCGTAATAGGCATCGGCGGCTTCGATGGTCGTCGTGGTGTTCGTGCTGTAGGTGGCCGCTTTCCTTGTTATGTTGCCCTCGGCGATGATATTGGAGTCGCTTATGATGTTGTGACGGGACGGCCAGGCGTCCAGCAAGAGCACCGTGAAAACGGGCTTTTGGTTCATGCCACACTTCGCGGCAACGATAATGCCTTTTAAGTTGGTGACTCCACGCGCAGCCGTGTCCAAGTTCGGTATCATGTCGTTTGTAATGTCTATGACGTCGCCGACCTGATAGGTGATATGCTCGATTCTGGCATCGAAAGTCAATTCAACGGCGCCGTTGGCGGAGTACGACAGTGACCGCCTTAGCTTGTCGGGGAGTTCGTAAACAAACGACGTCGGGCTTTCGTTGACAGAGCCGGGATCTGGCACATTATCGTACTTCGTTGCAAGCTCCGAAACAGACTCGCCGATAGTATAATGAATTGTTTCCTGCGCTTCTACGCCGTTCGACCAGGGCGTTGTTGAGCGAAAAGGAAGCTGTACTTGAAAATCCTTGTCGAAGATCTCGGGGTGATCAAAAATCACTGTCTTTTGTGTCACGACGGACTGATCAAGGGCCGTGTAGGTGAATGATTGCCCCATCTCTTCACGGGTGATCGTCACGGCTGCGTCGTCTTCAACGATGTCGGGGAGTCTAAGCGCATACTTGTTGCTTTCATCGATGTAGAAAAAGGCAGGCTCAATATTTCTCAGCAATACCCGCTGCATCCATTCGCCGAAGCGCTCTTCCTTGTGAAAAATCAACTTTTCAAAGCTGTTAAAGTGCCCCAGCTTGTAGCATTCATTTATGATCTGCGTGTGATTGACAAGAGAAGAAGAAATGCCAAGTCCGAAGCCTGGTATATCTGCGCCGATATCATAGTCGCCATTGGTACCGGCGGCCGTGCTGGTCATGATTCTACAAATGAGTTCGCCGATATTATACTGCGTCATTTGGTAGATTTGCCGAATCTCGTCGTCTGTCGTGATCGATGGGGCGTTCGCCGCAGGAATATTGATTGCGTCCCTGATCACGTTTATAACGTCAGGAGTCCCCGCCGTCGTAATAAGGCTGTAAGTCATTGCCTCCTGACGTCTCGGGACATAGACAAGCGGCCTATAACCCTGGTGCTCATAGTCCATCGACCCAAGGATGTTGCTATTGAACGCCGTCAGGTCGTCGCAATCAAGGGCTGTGTCAGTATTCGTGTGGTCGCTGGCAAATTGCGTATTTACAAAAGCTTCTTCTTTGATTATGGGAAGATTTGGGTCAATAAACCCGATATCAGCAACAAAGTGAGCCTTCATCGAATCGACGGAATAGGATCGGACCTTGCCAGTGTAAACCTGGGTGAAATCTCCTATGCCGAGCGTTGAGAATCCAAGCTTGACAACGACATTGCGGTTGTTCATCCCGTAATTACTCAGGACATCAAGGATAATCCTATTGTCACTGTCGATCGCGATGCTAAAATCATAATAGCCGTTTTGCTGCGTGTTCGAGACGATGTCAAACGTCGGCGCAGAGAGTGTGCCGTTATTGAGTAGCAGTTTGTAGTATGTGCCAGGGATTGAATCGAATGCGCCGGTACAGAAAAAGACATCCGAAGAGTTGTACTGCGTCCCTTCGAATTCCACGACCCAAACGGGCGTACCTTTGGATTCGAGCGTATTTATAGCGTCAAATGCGCTTGTCGTGCTCCAGCTCACCGTCCAGACCTGTTTCTATCGTTAGCCAGAAGCGGGACAAGCTCATTCCTTACAAAAGCTTCATCTACACTCGATGTCTCGATTGAAATGTTGTTCGCAATACTCGAAGAGTTGTTAATAACAGACGCAGGTCCGCCGCCACCGCCACCGCCAACAGCGCCACCGGTGATCTGTGATAGCGTTTGGTCAAGAATCGATCTCAGCACCGATCGAGAGATGCCACGAAGCGCACTATTCAAGTCTCCAGTGAGAAAGACGGCGTCAACGAGAGCATCGACAACGCCAGCGCGTATAATGTCTCCGACTTCACGGAAGCCGCTTTGCACTTCCTGCGTCTTGTTTAATAGCTCGTTTGTCTGCTCGATCGCGTCGCCGAGAAATCCGTCGGCAAGCTCAACGTCAAACTGGACCGGGCTTGATTGTGGCGCCTTCATGATCCTTTCGATGTAGCGCTGTATAGACTGATCTCGGGCAAACCTTTCTGCGTTCTTCGCCCCGGCGGAAAATAGCCGCTCTTGCTCGTCCATTATCTCGGTGATTGTCGGCAATTGTGCCTTCAGGATTTTATTCCGCTCTTTCAGAGTGTCGTTTATGGTTTTCTCGTTTGCCACACGACCCTTGATTGCGTCGAGAGAAGTTCCCAAGGATGTGTTTTGCGTCTCTTGCTCGGCGGTGTTTTGCTTTATTTTCTCGCCAAGCTCAACAACTTCATCCGCAGCCTTCCCGTATAGACCGAGAGCATTCAGGATGCCTACCTGCAGCCCGGTCAAGGCTGTTTCCTGTGCGCCAATGTCTCTAATTGTGGAGAATAGTTTGTTGATGTCCGTGGTGAGCTTGTTCACGCCAGGCAAAACAATTGTGCCGATATTCACTCCAAGCTCTTCCATGTTGGCAGCCAGGCGCTTGGATTGATTTGCAAAGCTTTCTGCTGTGCGCGTGGCGTCACCCTGGGCGTCTTTTGTGTTCGCCAGGAGCAAATTGTAGGTGGCAAGGGCTTTCTGTGTCTTGGTAAGCTCCTGCCCCTGCTTCTGCAGTCCAGACGTGTAAGCTTCCTGCTTGACGTCGGCTTCAGAAATGACAATGCCGTAGGTCTTCAGGCTTTCCCTTTCCCCCGTCAAGGCTGCATTAAAGGCCCTGATAACATCAGCATCTTGGGCGTTGGTGAAGCTGGCGACATCCAACGCAAGGCGCGTAAGGCTTGCTGAGAGCGTAAGCGCTTCGCTCGTCGCGAATCCCAGGGGCTTTAGTATGTCCGCCGTATTCCCTGCAAAGCGCTGCATTGCAAGATTTGAGCGCCCGACTTCATCAGCAATTTTTGCAAAGGTTGCAGTCGCTTCGTCTTCGATGTCCTTGAAAACCACACGGAATCTAGAGTTGACTTCTTCCATGTCGGAAGCAAGGCGAATGACGTTCGATAGCCCGCTGCCACCCGCAAAGAGAGCGCCAAGACCCGCCAGTGAACGTGTAGTAGCGACAAAGCCCGCTGCCATAGCTCGACTAGACGAAGTTGATTGCCGCTCAAGCTTCTTTATGCTCTTTGCGCCATCGTCCGAAAGCTCGCGGATCTCCCGCTTCGCCTTCCTGGTATTTACCTTTGTGTCAAGAACTAGCGCCATTCTCGCTCAATTCTCTCTTTTCTCTGTGGAAATTATCAAGCTCAATCGTGCCAATAACGAGCATTCTTTTTTCGTGCTGCTCCATGTCGGGCCAAAAAGCATCAACCGTAAACTGCTGAAGGCCGCGCTCTTGCACCGCTGCACTAGAAAGCAAAAGATAGATCTCGTACACCCGAGCGACTTCTAAAGAAAAATGCCCGAAACGATAGAGCGGGTCGCGCAATTCGTTGGGCATTTTGCAAGCTTTGTGGTCGGGCTCTTCTCCCGAAGTTCTTTCGTGTAGCTCAATGCACGACGCGCAATCTAGCTTTGATTTGTTTCTTCGCCATTGGTAGACGTACTGAGCGATGCCACGTATTTTTTTTTAAACTCGTCTGCGCCCAATCGAAAGGTGCCGGGGAGTCTGGCGATGTCGATATAGTAGTCTGCGCAGGTCGGGTCGGTCTCGGCGAGAAGCCATTTATTTTCTTCGGTGCATTCAGCCTTCTTTCCGTCGGGAGTCTTGATGTCTTCTGACCAATCGACGAAAATTTCATCGACGATGGAGCGTCTAAGGGCAGTATAGTCTATCTCTTCTTTGCCCTTCTTGTCTTTAGTCGTGAATCTTTCTTCAAGCTCCTGTCGTCTCGACTCGGGTAGATACCGAATCTCAGCGCTCATTGTTGATCCGTCGTCAAACTCATAGGACATCCATTTGGTTGCCCTTTTCTTTCCAAGCTGCATCGCTACATCTCCACACGTTACAATGCAAGGTTATTGTTTTTCTATGCGTAAACCGAGCTATGGTTGTCAACCAGCACAAGGTTGATAATATCGTCGGTTGAAAAGCCGGTAGGTGTTGATTGCGGCTCAAGCGCTCGGAAATTCCTGATAAGCGGGTGCCTGCCTTGGCCTGGCAAATTGCCACCAGGGGGAAGGGGTTGCAGTGAGCCGAGTTGAATAGTAAGCGAATAAGCAACCGAAGAAACAGTGCGCGCCCAATACAATTCAGCCTTGTAAAGCGTCTCGTCTTTGAAGTCGTTGAACTTCGTGATATCGGAATAATCGGGCACTTCAAAGGAAAGCTGAATGTCCGAGTGTCCGTCCTGGATCGGCTCAGAGATGCGTTTTTCTGCGCCGGTATTGACTCCCGCCGTGACCCGGTCGCCTTCAAGTGGGCGCCTAATTGACAACGTATAGTCAACTGCTGCAATGTCATCTCCAGATCCAAGGGCAGCGCCGCCTTGAGCATTTATCCGAAGCCTAAGCTCTTCCGATGGGATCTTGAGCTCTTTGGAGATGTAGGTAACAGCATTGAATGCCGCAGCGTTGTTGGTCAGGGAGTCGTCAGTCTCAGCGTTGACAGTGTCGGCCAAGAATTCGATTTCACAATCAACGAAGCCGTTGCCGTCTGGCTTGAACGTGGCGCCGATGGGCTTTACTGACGGCATTTCACAGATGTCAGTATCGCTGATCTCCCAGGCGATCGTATTAAACTTCGACGTGCTGTACTGCCAATTCAACGTATGAGTGTATGGACCCGAGCCGGTGGTTGTGTCATTGCCAAAAAGCGCAGCCAAGAGCGGCCAACAGTCGCCGGTCCTGCGGAGCGTAAAAGGAATCGTGCCCTGCTTGGACTCGCGGACCACGTCCATGTATTGAAGTTCGCCGAAATTGGCAATCGTTTGATCTTCAACAATTTCCCCGTCAACCGCAGGAGTCGGAAGGTCTTTCGGCATTGCGCCATCGTTAGCGCCGACGGCAACAGCGGTGCCCCAGGTGGCCGCACCTTGGATTGCAAAAATCGATCTTCTGCCAGACATAAGGGTTTATTCCTTGTTTTCGTCGAACCACGCAGCGCGCAGCTTCGTTTCGGTTGTGCCGTTTGACCCGTCGCCATCGACGATGAAGAAACACCAGCTACCGGGCGGGATTGCGCTGTCCGTCAAGTCCCACCATCCAGTTGTTTCCGATGTTATACTAAGAGACTTTACAAGCACAAATCGATCATAGGGCGGCGGTGTTTTTGGGTGTGGATTGAATTCGTCAGCGACCGCAACGTAGAAGTCGACATCCACATCAACCGAAGACCCCGCAGTGTCGTCGGTGTTGTACCACACGGACATGACCGGCGCCGTCCTGTAGCAGCGAGAAGTGTCGAGTGCCGTCGATGCTGTATTGAACACAGTGTCCACGGTCGCAAGGCTGTTCTTGGATGCCCCAACATACTCAGCGACCCATCTAATGTTGATCGAGTCGATTTGCGTCTGCACCGTGGCCGCAGATTGATTTTCGGGTTTGATGAAAAACTCGGCGGGTCGGTTTGGTTGCTGAGATATCGCAACAACTGGAAGCGCTAAGATAAAAAGAAACAGTAACTTACGCATCAGCTTTGCCTTCATTTTTCTTCGCCTTATTTGTCGTCAGCTCGAAGATTTCGCCAAGGCCAGGAGTCGGGAGCTCTGTCCCGTCTGGGATTTCGTACTGTTCACCGACAACGATAAGCGGGCCTCCGTGAACAAGCCGCCCACCCTTAAATGCGGGCCACACTTTTTCGTTGTCTCTCCCGGCAACAGGTCTGATAAATCCTTTTTTGGCGGGCACACCCGCGTCGATCTTCGCTTTTACAATCACCTTTTGTCACCTGGTCTTAGGTTGTTGGATCGTGGGTCATTAGGCATTCCCACTGCGTAAAGCATCCACCCACAAAAGTGCCGTTTTCGCCTTCAACCCCAGTCATGCTGGCGCGGGTCAGTCTCATTCTTTCCACTACCGCGTTTAATGCCCAGGGTTGCCCGTCCGTGCCCTGAACTACCGACTCAATGACTGCTGAATTGTAAATCCCGAGTAGTCGGTGCAGCTCTTCTTCTGATTTGGTCAGGACATCGACCGTAACGAATATGGGCCAGTCTATCTCTATCGTGCCGCCGCTGTGGACGTTCTCAACCGGCGCGTCTCCCATTGAGAAGATGGAAACAAAGGGAAACTTCTTTGGAAACATCTTTGAAGACTTGGAATAGCAGCTATCGAGCACCGTCTTTACGCTTGCGTCGATCGCCTGAATCTTCGTATTGAGATTTACCTTCAGTATCGTTTCGAATTCATCGATAATCGGAGATAAGTAGTCCATCAAGGCAACTCAACTTGTTCCCACCCGGTAAACCTTGCAGCGATACGCAGGTTGCGGCCCTGCCTCTCGAAAAAGACGCGAGAGAAAAGCCCCTGCTCCATCGTTCGGGCGATCGCCAGGGCAGAGCCCCTTAGCTGCTGGTCAGTGAAGTCAAGCTGGCGTCGTGCTGGTAGATTGTTCGTCGCCGAACCCTTTTGATGCCATGCTGCCTTTTTGTCTTCACTGCCAAAACGGAAAAGGATCCCATTTGCGTTCGCCGTGGCCCGCGCAATGTTGTTATTCTCGGTCGTCCAGCTCGCTTTCAAATCCCCACGGGCTTCAAGGATCTTTGCCCCCGGGAAAAGCGCCTTTTTGCGCGCAGCGTATCTCTCGGACAAACTTTGCCACCTTCCAGAGCGACCAAACGAACCTTGCCGCTTGAATTGCTCCGCAAGAACCGCCCTGTACCTATCGGCAAGAACGCGCCCGATATCGACAACAAGCTTGCGAGACGAAAGATAGTTCGCGGCTGCGAAGCCCGCCTTTCGCCATACATCAATGTTGCTTGTGACGACAACGCCCGATAATGGCATTAGTATTCATCCGTTATTTTCACGCACGAATCCGCGTAGTCTACATGGGTCGGGTTTTCCGTCTGCCAGGTCTTGACGATAGCTGAAGAAGACGTGACGCCATCAAGGGACACTTCGCCGTCTCGTATCGATTCCAGATCCGACTCATAAGACGACTGCAGAGCAGATATCTTGCTGTTGTCGCTTTTGGACTGCCCTACAACCTTTCCCGAGAGAAGATTGATAGCTCCGCCCTTAGCATTGACAGCGCGAAGGAAAAGAAATCCTTCTGAACACACTTCGATCGTCGATCCCGATTCAACCGCAGCCACTTCAAGGCCGTCAATCGTCAGCGTATCAGTGGCAACCTTGACCAAGCCCGAAAACTCGTCAATGTACCGACCGCCGTCGCTGCCGTGAATCCTAAGCGTAACGCCGGGCGTGAAATTGACGCCTTCTCCGCTTGTGACATCGAATTCAACGAATGCTTCTGGGTCTACGTCGATTCCAGCAACATTATTCGACTTCACGGCATTCTGCACCGGCACATCCCATCCTGCACCACTCAGGGCTGCGTTTATCTCGCCATAAGAGCGAGATATTGCGCCACGTATTCTCCTGTCTGTAAATGGCGTGTCTGCATCATCATCGACAAAGTCGAGATCAAACAGCCAATCCTTCACATCCAGGAGAGAGCAATAGTACAGGAAGTTTACGCCAGCCATGCCTATTCAGTCTCTTTTGCTGCGGCCTTCTTCTCTTCGGTCACTTTCGCCTTTTTTGGCTTCGCGGCCTTCGCCTTCGCCTTTTTCGCGCGATTCTTTTGAGTCACGTCAGTTTCGCCCATTGCGTTTTCGAAAGCCTTGCTGCTGTCAAGGCGCAAAAGCTGGCCGACGCCATCAAGCTTGCCTGTGCAGCGAATCAACTCTCTACGCATCACATGGACATAGGCCTTTTTAGGCGAGCAACGAACGAGCGTGCCCGCCTTAATCCAGCCGTGCCTTTTGTGCTTCAACATCCTTAGCGTTTTGTACACCAAGAGATTATCACTATTAGGCATCGCCTACCCTACGTGAGAAGGTTTGAAATGAGATAGCCAGCAGCATTCCCGCAGATTTTTACATCTACGTCGTGACTGTTGTCCACCCATGTTTTCTTTGTGCTGTTTTCGAAATACGTTCGCATCACGAAGTCTTCGTAAGTGAACGTGTAAGCCAGGCTGTAGGAATCTTTCGCTGGAGACTCTTCAGCGTAGAAGACCAGGGCGTGATCACCCCAACAGAAGGAACGAGATACCGTTTGGCCTTCGTTTGCTGAATTGTAAACAGCGCCAGCAACCCGCAGATCCACATCGAACAGCGATCCGACCAGCTGAGGCGTAATGGCGCGAAAGCCAGTGTCCTTTTGCTGTGCCTGGACGCGAGACTTGATATCTGCGTGGTTGGCGAGAGCACCCCAGAAGCCGTCGTAAGAAACGACCATACGGTTAGGCTCATAGCCTGTCGCCAATTTGATTTTTTGCTTGGCAGTAATGATCTGCTCAAATGGGTCTGAGCTTGCGTTGTCCCAAATATCGCTACCCGCGAGCGTTTCACTGTGACCACTGGCAAAGTTGCCTGAAGTCGTAAACTGCGTTGCAACGCGCACTTCATGAGCAAGCATATCAGCGTCGGTTACGGCTTGCATCTTGGCTTTCTGCAAAGCGTTCTCGGGACCGCCGAAGTCGTCCAGCTCTCGCTTTGTGTAGCCAGCACGCGAACCATACTCAACGCACTTGAAAGGCTGCAAGCTGGCGCCAATGTCGATCGTGCGACTCGGCACATCTGCTGCCTTTCGGTTGTCGGGGTTCTTTGCGAATGCCCCGTCGTCAAATTCGTAATATTCACCAAAGCTTTGCTTTCCCGTCATAATGACAGGGGCAAGGAAGTTGGCGACATAGTCTTTGGCCTGTGTTCTCCGCTTCAACGAAAGGCTCGTAAGGAGAGGGTTGGCCCTTGCTGTTTTGTTAGCCATTGGGAGCTATCCCTTTTTATTGGTCCTTAGATCCAGCCCCTTAGAAGGTGCCTTCCATTGTCAGAGTTACACGGATAACGTCGCCGTCAACGCCGTCTTGCTCTGCGCGAGCAAAGACATAATCGCCAGACGCGGCAACAATAGCCATTCCGTCAGTGTCGGCTTGCAATGGATCGCCAGCAGATACGGTGCCGCCGATCTTGCACAGGCTTTCGCCTGCATTTCGAATTGCGGCATGCTCTGCATTCGAAGACCCGTCAAGGCCGCTGTCCTGCAGGACACCCAAGACAACACCACCGGCCGTGTCAGCCAGGAGAGCTTGGCCGTCATTCGCACCGCGCTTCATGACGTAATATTGGTTGCTGGTCAGGTTTTCGGTCACTTCGTAACTGTGATCGAAGCCCACGCCAGCGGATGCGCCGGAAGCCATATTTTAAACTCCGGTTACGGGTTAAGATTTATTTCTCGACAAGAACCTTGTGCGGGAGCTACTGCGGCTGACTGGTCACGGCTGCGTTATACTTCTCCCACAAGCCAGGATTCTTAGCTGTAACGTGATCGGATGCAGCTTCATAATCCAGGCTATCGTCTTCTTTCATGGCGGCTTGTACGGCATCATCGAACGCCTTTACAGGATCGCTATTCAGAGCGGGAGCGTCCCCGTCTGTGCCCTGCGGGTCGGTCAAATACGCCTTTACTGGCTCGCCAGCTTCAATGGTTTCAACCTGGAGATCAAAAGCTTCCTGTCCGTGGCCGTCATACATGGCTAAAAGGCTCTCGCCCATAGCCGCGTTGATGTAGCCGCGTTTTTTCAGATCTTCGATCTTGGCTTCAACCTTAGATTTTGCTTCTTTCGCGCGCTCTTCGGCGAATGCCTTGAGCTGCCTTTGCGTTCCTTCATGAGCTTTGTTGAGCGTGGCAATCTTTTTGTCCCGCTCGGCCAGCATCGCCTTGAGCTTGCCCGAATCGTCATCGGCATTCTCAAGCGCTTCAACCTTATCTTCGAGGGTGGAGATGGTCGAGTTTGCCGTCTTCAGCTCGTCAAGTTTCGCTTGAAGCGCCTGGACAACCTGTTCGTCGTCTTGTACGCCCAACAGCGCTTTAATTTTTTCGTTCATTGCGTTGTTTCCTGTGATTGTCTCAGGCACTTTTTTGTATTTGAATTTATCTAAACCAGCAGAGTTGTAAATAACACTCCCTGCTGAGTTCATTTCTTTGTCAATGAAGCCTTTTGCCTTGGCTTCTTCGGACGACATCCAGGTTTCGTCGTCAAGCATCGACTCAATTTCATCTTCGCTCAAGCCAGTCTTGCCCGTATAGATGCCAAGCATCTGTGTCTTGATTTTCTTGAGCCTGTCCGCAGTCTTTTGCAGGTCGTTTTCATCGCCGCCCGCGAAGGTCCACGGGTTGTGAATCATGAAAAGAGCAGATTTCGCCATAGACACCGTGTCGCCAGCCATAGAAATAAGACTAGCCGCCGATGCAGCAAGGCCAAGGATTTCAACGTGAATTGTTTTGGGGGAAGATTTGAGAAGGTTGTAAATGGCGATGCCTTCAAAGACGTCGCCGCCGGGGGAGTTGATCTGAACGACTACCTTTTGCGCTTTGTGATTCTTAAGAAAATCACTCACCGATTTAACGGTGCCTGTTTGGTAGCCTATTTCGTCGATAATTTGCAGGTCTGGCATGTCGTACAGCCTTGTCTGATCAAAAGACGGACAAGGCCGTACGCATGATACCGCAGAATCAAGTGCCCTTTATTAACTGCATTTTTTAGCAAATGCGCAAGAAAAATTTATGCAACCACGTCAGCATATTGCGGGTTCTTTTCTTCGAGCACCCCATCTACAAGCGCCAAGGACGCGCCGCAGGCACAAATAACGTGAGCCGATCGAATAAACCAGCAGACCGGCGGCTTCTGTCTGTTTTTGCCGCCGCCGGTCTTGATTTCAACCTTAATCAGCTCCGTTTCTCCGCACACGTAGCCTACAATTTTGCGGCATCGCGGGCAGAAGCAGTGCCTATCTTTTGAGCTCAATCAACCACCACGATATTTACGCCCCGGCAATTATCCCGCCCTTCACATCGAGTATATGGCCCATTGGCAAACGACGTAAAGATAGGGTCTGTTTTAGAAAACTCCATGCCATCAACTTCAATGCATGGTCCACAGATATGCTCGTCCAACACTTCGGACCTAAACATGCGGACGTCGTGCTTTTTTTCGATCTTGACCATTTCGGAGTTTCGCCCAAGGCCGAAGGACTCATTGAGAGACCCGCCAAGCTCTGCGACAACGCGGTTGCGACTAATGCGCTGAATGCTCTCGCGCAAAGTCTCGGTCGAGAAGTCACCTGCCTTCCACATGGAAATGATAGAAGACTTCCACTGCCCCATGATCTTGTCGAAAAAAGCTTGGGTCTTTTGCTTTACGCTCTGCCGGATAGACCGCCGGGCTTCTGTCTGATCTTCAATAAGCGGGTCGCTTACGCCCGACTTCACAGATAGATCAACACCCTGTTTTCTGAGCTCTCGCCGCATCTGATCGATGCCGTAGTCAAACAGCTCTTGACCTTCCTTTGTGACCATAGCCGTAAGCTTACCGCGACCAGGCGGGACAAACTTTTCTGTTTTCTCAATGACATCCTGCAAGCTATCCGCGTTGGTAAAGATGCGCAGGCCAGCATCAACAAGAGATTTCTCGGTTGCATCCATGACTTCGCCGACATTGGCGCGCAGATCGTCTTTTGATTTGTTTAGCCTGGATCGTATGCCGTCAACATTCATCACGGTCTTTTCGAATTCGAGAACGGTCTTGGAGACGCGCTGAGATCGTGACTTGCTCTTCTTGGTCCTGGCGCTGTACTGACCGACATTGGTCCGCGCCTGCGGATCTCCTTCGGTGGTCACTTGCGGCGCCAATCCTTGCGAGATTGCCCTGACCCGCGTTCCATCTTCTTCTATCTCGGGAACATCAAGGCTTTTCCTGATAGCGTTTTCGGTTTGGTCGTCTGCAGTGAGAAGGCCGGCGGTCGCCAGATTTCCGAGCTCTGACAATACCTCGATAATCTTATTGATCACCTTTGGCATGACCTTGAGTCTCGGGTATTCATCGACGTTCGGGTAATTCTCGTCCACGATCTGCTTGATGTGGTGCATCTTCTCGTCACCGTGATTCCACACGTCTTCAAGCTTAGATCCTACCGATGCGATCGCGTCATAGAATTGCCCCATCTGAGCTTTTCCAAGGGCAAGAGAGCCTTCGCCCTTGCTGCCCAGGCTCATAAAGTCCCGTTGCAGACTTGTATTCATCTCTCGGTTGTGATAGTCGATTGATTGAAGGATGTCGCTTTGTGTGTCGCCCCGAAGTATGTCGATCTCATATTCGTTCGAGTGCATCACGTAGCCCTTTTCGTGGCTTCTGATGCTCGCCAGGGCCGCCATTAGCTCGTTTTCTGTGCCTGACTTGCTAATCTTTCCACGCGGCGTTCCAATGTGGAAGCGCTCAAAGGCTGCGGCATCAAGCTTCATCAGCAGAGACTTGAGCTTGAAAGACCTGTAAGCCGACCTGAGAATAGAAACGCCTTTGTAGTTGTTCCCAATGCGTTCATTTGTGAGAAGAAGAACAAGCGGTGCGTCGAGCCGGTAGTCTCTAAAGTTTTCACTGACCCAATCGTATGCAAATTGCCCAATCTGGAATAGGTCGCCGTCTTCATCTGGATAAAAGCGCTCGATCGTGGCGGGCTTTCTCATGTCCAGCTTTTCGAGCCAGAACTTTCCGTCTTCCCTAAGCTCATATTTCTTACTAAAAACTGAGTAGCCGTAGTCAAGGTAGGTGAGTTGTTGCCTGACCGAATCACCCCAAGAAAAGCGATCGTTTTTAAGTAAGTTTTTCTCTACAAACTCAGCAATTTCAATATCTATGGGCTGATCGGATGCAGGCTTAATCTGAAACTCTCCCGCCAAAATCGGCAGCTTAAAGCTCGACATACTCGCCTTGATGAGCGGATCGGTCTTGAGCATCAAGTCTACATTCTCAGCAACCCTTTCGTCCTGCCATTCCGTATTGTGGTCTTCGTCGTGAATCCATCCCGCGTGTATCTCTGTGCCGCTCGCACCTTGCGATTGACTGAGCGCAGAAGTCACCGCAGACACCGCGCGCCGCCAAAAGGCTTGCTTTTCCATCGTCAAAACTCCTGTGACATTACATCACCGCCCGAGTGATCGATTTTCACGTCTGGATCGGCGACTTTCTTCTTGTCTTTGCGCTTCGCGCTCTTCGTGTAGGCCCTGCCTATCTTGAAGGGCACGTCGCCGCCATTGAAAGTATAAATAGCACAATCACCTTTGTCAATACTTTCCCCTGCCCTTAAATGCCCACTTTTAATTAATCTTGCTATGATATCTTCTTTCTTTTCAACAGCTATCCCACGGGGCGTCAGGCGCCAGGTAGGTAGGCAGAGCTGGTTTTTAAGCTGCCTGTCGGGCGGCAAGCATATTTCAGAATCTGGATCTTCCAGGGCTTCCTTGAATCTCCACCAAAGGCGTGCCCGCTCGTTGATAAGGGTAAACTTGCCGCTTGCGTCCGTTTCGTCCGACAGTGCCACTGCTGAGTTTATGGGGTTTGCTGTGATCTCCCGGCGCTTTAGCTCGCTCTGAGCAACCTTTCCGACGCCGATTGCGTCGTAACTGTGCATCGTCTCAGGCTCGGTCCCTTCGAGCATGAAGTCAACAAGGACTTCGTCTGACGTTATTTCTCGGCCCGGCTTTACCTTTTGCTCAAGAAAATACGGACCTTTGCGCCGACCCTGCACCGTGTCATTCGTGCCGCCAAAGCTTATATCGGTGCCTGCATGTGTGATAGGATATTTTGGCTCTTCGGTTTCCTTCCATCTTCTCATGGCGGCTTCTACCGCCGACGGCTTAATGACTCGCCAGAAGTCGTCTTCGAGCTTTGTCTTAAAATCACCTTCAAGTAGCTTTGCGCGCAATGGCGCCGGCGCATTCGATAGCTGCTGAAAATATCCCGTGTCCAGGAGATGTGAAACCATGCGGCCGGGAATGAAAGTCCTGCTCTTGGCGTAGACCCGTATTTTCTCCCTTCCGTGCCACCGATCTTCGTAATAACCTTCATCTACTTCCTTGTAGCCACCGCCCTTCTCTTTAGGGAAAAACCAGCGCAGCTCACCCGGCTTTGCTGGATTGGGGTGCTCTTCATCGAGCCAGGGAGAAAAGAAATCTATCACCCACTCTTCTTCGGGGCGCAAGGGCGGGTTACCTGTCCCGATAAATCTACAGCGCTGGCCAGGCACGGTCGTTCTGTTCCACCCCAAGGCTTGCTCGATAAATGCCTGCGGGATCTGCGCCAGCTCGTCAGCCCAAATAAGGTCGTATGGCTTCCCCTGGTGCTTGCCTGGATCGTCAGCGCCAGCAAGCGATATGATACGGCCATCATTGAGCGTAAATTGGTGATCTGAGCCGTTCCAGCTTCCGTTTTTGCCTATCTGCTTTTTGAAGCCGTCAATAAGTCCTTCGGGGCCGCGCAGGTCTTTAAATCGCGCCCTGAGAGCAAGGGTGTTCGTGTGATTGGCAAGGGCGTTAAGGATGCCATAGAAAGTCTTCCCTGTACCAGCAGCGCCGCCGAAAAAAGCAATGTCAGCCATGCAGACTTGCCACATGCGCTGAAATTCATTATCGGGGACGTACTCGGGAATCCAAGACCTATCTGATGCCTCTATTCGGTCCTGGACAATCTTGACAAGCCTAGCCCTTTCCAGCTCCGGCCAGCTTAGAGCCTCCTTCAATAGATCTTCGGTTTGCGAATCCGTGAAGGAGTCCAGCAAGGTTTCGATCGACTGCATTAAAGTCTATTTCTTTCTTGTCAACGTAGTTGTGGTGGTTTTTCAAGGTGAAAATACCGGCGGGGCAGACGTAACGTCCTGTCAGTATGCCTTCCACAAGGTCGGCTTCGCATTCGGTTTCGATCTGCCGAATAAGATCTCTGAAGCCGTCACTTTTCTCTTTGTAGTTTCTGAGAGTTTGCGCGGTGATGCCTGCAAAGGCGCAGAAGCCAATCTTGTTGATTGGAAGGGGGGATTTGACTTCAAGAACGACACCCGCTTTTTGCAGTACGACTTCACGGGTGTTCTCTGCGCATTTTTTCTTGTACGCTGTGAAGTCCTTCTTGAGATCGGAAGGTTTTTTGTATTTTAGTGGGCGGGCCATTTATTCAATTACCCGCTCTAGTTTTACTGTGGGGATCTTATACTTAACCCCATAAATCTCGCATCGCTGCGTTTCGCAAACATAACAATGATCGGAGCCATCTTTGAAATCGTATATCTCTCCAGCCTTTCCGTCTCTTCTTCTGATGGTGAGAACGCAATTGCAATGTGGGCAGATTAAGCTGCCGTGCCTGGCGAGCTTCATTTTTCAAAGCTCCGCAGCAATCCCGGCAACCCCAGCTGTGTCTCTATTCTATGCTTGCCAAGCTCAACAAGCGAACGCAAATGCCGATTGGTCATTTTGCTATGGTCAAAATCTGGATTTCCGCCCCACCATCTCAGGATTTTTTTGCGCTGTCCGAACCACAGAAACGCGTACCACACCCAAAAGATCACCTTTCCACCTCCTGCAAGCCCGAAACAATTACGCAGCCACAATCGATATCTACTCGAACCGTATCTTCGGCAAAGAAGGGGCCGTAGCTATACCAATCATTGCGAAACTTCACCAGGTCTTTCTTGCCACCGGCCGTGATTGATCCATTGCCCGACGCCCTTATCTCCAAGTCAAACACGTTAAACGTACCCGTCAATAGCATGTAGCCATCTGAGCAGGTCAGAAGCGTATCGCCTGACGCTCTTAGGCTGTGCTCGATCGGCACGATGTCCCGCGACGCTGGCGGGGCGAGTGTGTCGCAGCCCATAAGCAGGCTTGCAAGGAAAAGCATTGCTTTGATTTTCATTTTGACCACCATAGTCTATGACTTTAACTTTCGACTTGCTCTATTGTGATTTTGACTTTGCCGCCATACAATTCAGTCAACGATTGCGGGTCAATGTACTCAAGGGACATCATGGATAAATCGAAGTAGGTGTGATTATTTGCCTTTGGCGCAGGCACAGGGGCATGATTGTTAGATTCTATCATCCGCGACACCTTCGGCGTAGCCTTGCAATTAGACAATCGCCCTTCAATCTCAATCTTTTTCATTGCTCACCGCCGCAGATATATGCGCATCACTAAGAAGGCCTTTCCACTTGCCGTTTAGGATCTTCTGCTTTTCATCTTCACTTGCACCCAATACTTTCACCACATCTGCGTCTATAGACATGTTCTGCCGCTCCCACTGGTCGAGCCAAGCCTGCATTCTTTGGAAATCTGCAAGGTCTTGCTCGTAGTTTCCGCGCGGCCTTGATAGCTCTGGCTGAAACTCTTCAAGAAACTGCTCTCCGAGTGATTTCATTTGCCCACCCCGTACACTTCATTCCACACCTGCGCATCTCTGTGTATCTTTGCGTAGTCCAAAATAGATAGCTTTTTGTCTAAGCGCACACTATCCACCATCTCGCAGATTAGATATTTTACCGCATCCGCGTCTGGCATCTCAAAGAAATACGCTGTGTCCACTTTTAGTGCATCAGCGAAGCTCTCAGCTTCTTTGAAAGTGAGCCACACATTAGCCTTTTCCATTTGCGACACAACAGATTGGTGAGTATCAGACTTTCTTGCAAGTTGGTCTTGCGTCAATCCCCTTAGTTGCCTGAGGAGCTTTAGTCGTTCACCCTTCGTTAACTCCTTCATCACACCACCATCATTTTATTGATGCCAATAAATAGGCGCGAAGGACGGGTTTTGAACCCGCTTCTCCTGTCGGCTGAACCTACAAGCCCAAACCCTTGTAACTTGGGCACATAGACTGTCAAGGTGTACAAGGCACCCGAGACGCCGACAGGCGCATTAACCAAGCGCTGACTAAACAGCGCGCCACATATGCTACCTTCGCGGTATAAAGCCGGGGCAGAAATTCTAAAGCATCCTGCGCTATCGCCGATACAGAAAGCAGGGCTCAGAAACACAGCAAAATAGAGCCCTGCCTGTGACTGGAGGAAGAAGCCATAATATAGGGAAGTACGCCATGAAAAGCAACTTGTCCGAAATGTACCGCCGTCAAGTCCGTATGCTTAACCGGGAGATTGATCTTCTTCGCCTTGCTGCAAACTCTCGGAAACTGTCTGGGTCCACAAGATTGCGCCTGTCGCGTCGCAAAGACCAATTGGTGAAAGCCCGGTATGATCTGTGCGTTCAATTCTCCGAGTATCTTCGATGCAAGTATCTGGCGCTTTCTTAGGATCCATAAGTCGCCCGATCTGTGAGTCAAAAGCAATATGGCCGCATCGCTCACAGTAGACGGTGACGGCTTCGTTTCCGAATGCCATCTCGCGGATTGCGTGTTTGAATTTATGGGGTGTTTTCATTGCTTTTTCCAAGAAACAGACGCATCCTTGAGCTCTTCAATCAAAGTCAAAAGCGCTTCGATCTTGTCATTTGCGTAATAGAATATCAGTGAAGACGGCACTATCCAGTACAACATCTGCCACGAAAAAGGGGCCAAATCGAAAGCGAAGTGCAGACCAATGCCAAGCCACAAGCACGCCGCATACAGTCTAGTCCAATACCAATTCATTGCCATTCATTAGAGCCCAAATACCGCCGTTTCCGACGCTTGGGCTCTATCCCTGTTTTGTCCGCGCAGCGCGAACCATTCCACACTTCACGCAGCCAGGTATCGCCCCGCTGTATTCCCTGAGACTCAGCCCACTCTTTCATGAGAGAAAGCGAGTCTTGGGCGATGTAGCCGAATTGTCCCGGCTTGCGTGTCTCGTAAATTCTCTTTAGGCGTCCGATGCGCCGCCAGTCAATGGCATCCATTCGTAAGAATTGCCCCAAGTAGACCGGCATGCCATCAAGCCCTTTTCCTGCATGCGTTTCAGTCTTCGAAAAACCCAATCTCGGGGCAAGCGCGATCTCCGCGAAATCTCATGCGTCTCTCTCCAGGGATGCCTACTCAGAGATGCATCGCAAGCGTCATAGTACGCTGAGAACATCTCTTCAAAATCTTGATCTTTAATTTTCATTTCTCTCCACCTACAAAAATTCTCCGCAACTCCACCGGCGCAGGGATACCCGTTTCCGGTGGCTTAATGTAGACCTGCGGCGACTCCAAGCCAAGCACTTCATGCCCATCGTGATACACGTCCAGCCTGAAACGCGGCTTGTAGTTGTACTGGAAGTCGTCTTGATCCCAAATAAACCGCGTGATCAGCGGCAGGTTGATTGCAAGCGTGTCGCTTCTGATGTAGTAGTCGCCATTATCGGGGTTGAGAAAGTGCCACTGGTCGGTTAGCCACTTAACGGCGATTGAGTCAGATTCGTAAGCCATTCCCTGCGTGTCCGTGCCGAGATTGCCGATTTCGTAATAAATCCACTGGCCCTCTTCTACCGTGTCGATCCCGGCAATAACAGGCTCGAACGCGGGCCATCTGACTTCTTCACTTGGCGCCGAGACATTGCCTGCAGCATCCACGGCGCCGACAGCAAAATAAGTCGTTCCCGAGACGGCAATCTCAAGCTGCGTCTGATGCGTCACACCGGCGAGTTCGTACGAGCGGGACATTTTGCCCGCGTAGAGCTCGTAGTGATCTATGTCGGGCTCTGTGTTTGCGCTCCATGAGACGGTCACAAGAGTTGAGTCTTGCCCGAACGTGTCAACCGCATAGGCAGTCAGCACAAGCGCTGAGAAGGCCCAAAAAGTAAATGTCGTTAGATTATTTCTCATGTCCCGGTCTCCATTTTTTCTACAAGGGTAACCATGCAAACAACGTGCTTTATCAAGCCCTGAACAGGATCCACGTATGGCTTGTCGTAAGCCACCCTGACCACTGGCGTAAACCTGGGGTGGTCGAAGATATGGGTGACGACACCCGGTCTATTCCTGAATTGCACCCGATCTCCTACGCTGATCATAGCTTCTTGATCTCCGTAGCTTCGGCCCATTTTATCGACTTGTTTGGTTCGAACTTCAAGACCGGGTAGCGCATCAGCTTCACCCGACCATCACGAACCCATGCAAGTATAGAGATCCCGCCGTAAGCGTCATTGTCGAACATCGACCGGTGCTGATGGATCTTTACATCGCCATAAGCAAGCCTCGGAAACTGACGCCACTTTGACTCTACAAGAACCTTCTTCCCCGTATTGGGATCGATTGCGACAAAATCACCTTCGACCTTTTCCAGTGGCACCGCATCGATAACCTTACCCTTATCGTCTCGAATGATCCGCCAGGGCGTATGAATCTTCTCGATTTGCTTCAGGCCAATCTTTTGCAGGGCAGCCCGAACAAGCAGCTCCCCCGCTTCGCCGCGCTGCTGAGAAGAGCGGCCACGGTTGATTTTCTTAAATTCGTCGATGCTCATTCTTTCAGGCATTTCCACCCATCCTACAGCTTTGAAGTACAGCTTCCCATCCACTGAAAGCGCCCTTTTTATAAGGCCAAAAAACATCACCCCACCACTCCCCGATGCTCTGATTGACTTATCGTTTAGCACCTGGCGGGGTGATTTTTATAATACAAGCCCGCTTCTCCGCTTACTAGGGTCTTGCCATCTGTTCAGCATTGATAGACAAGCGGGCCATATTCTCCATTATCACTGAGAAAAGCGTTACGAATGCGTACTCTGCGACTTGCTGATCGACGGCGTTTCCGATAGCCCGCAAGCAATGTGTTCGATCGGAATATTCATCAGCCATGCGCTGAATTTCCAATTCAATCTCATCCTGTATCTGTCGTTCTTCGGGCGACTCTCCCACACTTCCTGTAATTCGGATTCTGACATTTCTTCCAGCGATTTGCTCCATTGCGAAAGGTGATAGTGCGGGCAGTAAATCGGGATTATTTCGCGCAATAGCTGCCCAAGACCTGTAGTCGCTTCGCCCCGGGCAAATGGGAAGCGCTCGACCATCTGGGGTAGCGCATCCATTCGGCTTTTGCCATCCGCCCGTATCAGCGCCTCGTCCGTTACTCCCCCCTTGCAATCCCTTGCCGTTGGCGTTGGCCATCCGTCCGCTGCCACTACATTCAGAATTGTTACTTGCTCGCGCCCCGTTTTTTGCTTCGCTTTCTTTCGGCTTTCGAATGTCCCCCCTGCCTCGCTCGCCGTTACTGTCGTCCACATTTGCGCCTGCCCTGAGTGAGTTGGCACTTGTATACCCTTCGGCCCTGACATCCACGTTGACCCTTGCCCGTCCATTGCTCTTGGCGTCATCCAATTTTCGACTTGCGTTCGAAGATCCTGCCCCCCTTGCCCATGTTCTCCTGGATTGTTTGTGTCCGTGGCTCTCGCTATAGCCCATAACAAAGCACCGTTTGCGCTGATGGCTTCCGCCGACTTCTGACGACGTAAAGATACCGCTTGCAACTGAGTAACCCATTCCGGCAAGATCTGCGGCGACTCGTCGGAGCCCAAGAGGCTCGCCTGCGAACCCCGAAACATTCTCGATAAGAACAAGCCCCGGTTTGTAATGGCTAATTGCTTCAAGACTTGCCGGCCATAAGTCGCGTTCATCGTCTGCTCCAGCCTGCTTGCCAGCGACGGACCAGGGTTGGCAGGGGATTCCGCCAAAGAAGATGTCGAGACTTCTTCCGCAAAGCGATCGGCGAACGTAAGCGTTGCATTCTGGGCCTGTAATGGTTCTAAGGTCAGCCCAGATAGGCGTTTGAGCCATGAAGTTGCTTTCCATTTGCGCCGCCAGGTTGCTTGCGCTAAACGCTTCCCCTTCCACCATAAGGACGTTGCGAAGCGCTCCGCCGATTGCTCGGTCAATTCCGTGGTCAAGTCCACCGATTCCAGAGCAGACCGAGATTGCGGTATATACAGCCACATTCAAACCTCCACCTTGCTTTTCACATTAAGATAAAACTTCTGATCTTCCGTCACCACAACCACATTATTTTTCGCAAGATCATAACAGGCAACTTTGACTTTCAGCCAATCGGAACCAAAAATAAGAGCGCTGATCTGATTTGAGCTCAGGGCGCTTTTCGAGTCGATCGCGTCACTTGCTGATAGCTTGGCGTGGATCTCTTGCTTTAGGTTTTGCTCAGTCATCTCGTCTCTATCGTTACCACTGCATTTTTTCTATTGTGCGCGACAACTTTCAACACTTCTTCAATTTCTTGATCTTCACACCACACCCACAGTTTTACCATTGTTCCCGCTTGTGGAACTCTCTTAGTTCCCATTTCTATATTCCCGGTTTTTCCCGTACAGTCTTCTGCCTTGCAATATCCGATATGGCCCATTAATTCAAGCTTTCTTATCATCGCTCCAATTCCCTATAAGTTTTAGTGCTCGGGCACTTATTCATCTCGCATCCTTTTCGCGCCATGACTCGCCGCGATCGTCTCAATAGCGCAAGCCATGCCGCTTTCGTAAAATTGACCGAGTACGCGAAATTGGTGCAAGCGCTGTTTGTCACTCAATGGCGGCAACTCTTCTTCCGCAGCCTTGAGCTCTTCCTTTTTTTCTGGCTTCGACATGACGGTATTGAAGTATGCAGCCCTGATCTCTGGCGCGAACGGCTCACGCTTCCCGCCGTCAACGGCTCGAACTGCGGCTTTGTAGCTCTCGTACAGCATGTCCGTCGGGACGTCTTCAAGGTGCTCTTCGTAAATCTGCATTGCGGCATTGAAGCCGTCGGGGTCTTCAAATGGGTCGATCATGAAGCCCTTGCGGAAAACTTGACAGGTATCTTGATAGATGCGGGTGAGTTGTTTTTTTCGTACTTCATTCATTCCAGGCACCACCTTTGCCCAATGCGCTTCGTTTTGCCCCCGTCTTCACCTTTGCCTTCTTGGCGTCTCGCTCTGCAATCGATCTGGCGAAGTCGTAAGGCTCGTTTTTGAAATATGCGTCAGGAAGACCGTTCATCAAAGCGTCGCCGTACTGACGCAGGTTAAAATTTTGCCCAGGGTGTTCCGTGTGCAACTTGTCCAGCATTGGCAAGATGTGGTTGCAGAATTGGTCGTTCTCGATCTGTGCCTTGATCCACTTTGCGGTATAGCCGCCGACAGCTTCGTTTAGATCCATGCTCATTGCCAGACCGTGCCGCATCCGATCCTGATTTAGGCGCTGATAGAATACCCGCAATCGACTTTCCAGCTTGATCAAATCAAACTTGATATCTTTAACCCCTTCTCCC